CTTGACATTCTTCATTAGCGTCATAATATCCAACATCATAACCCTGTTCGTGGCCCATAGCATAAGCTGCCATCAACCACTTGATTATATCGTCAGTTTTTCCTTTTGCAACACAATTTCTTATGTCACTCATAGCTCTTTCTTGTCTGACGCTATATCCTTCAACTTCATTTATCCAGTGATCAAAAGTCATAAGAGTAAACTCATTTATTAAAAGGGTAGTAGGGGCTATCGGATTCGAACCGATACTTGAAGGATTTTCTTACTACTATAACTTTCGTTACCATTTCTGTTTGTAGTCTGGACTTTACCTTAACCATAACTTTCGTTTTAGGTTCCTGCCGTCAAGTCTCTACACCTTCATATTTCTATGCTTGGCTCGGTATTCCCATTTTAAAAGGTTCACCGACTTTGACAGGTTCTACTTTAAAGATTTCTCCTTAAGCACTCAAATTGTATAAGTCCTTTATCTCTGCCGTTGGATTAAGCCCCCATATACTTCCAAGCTACATATCATAACGATTAGTTAGATTTTGTCTATGTTGTCTCTACTAATATTTATGAGGGATGTAGTTGGAAGCATTTGGTTTACACTAAACTCAGCCGTTAGAATGAGCAGCCTTTAGACGGCGAACTGTCTCAGCCATAGCCTCGACATTATCCACTGTCTTTGTGGGCTTTGCTCTCTCCATCGCGGGCAGTTCCTCACCCTTCTTAGCCAGAGAAGCCTTAGTACGGGCGTAACGAGCCATCGTACTAGCAATCTTCTGACCCGTCTTTGACGCAATCTCAGCATAAGTCTTGCTGGAGAAAACTGCCTCAAGGAACTGGTCATCACTGCAACGAACACGACTCTGCTTCTCAGTAGTAGTAACTTCAGCCATAATCAACCTCCAAATTCTTAACCAATCTTACAAGTGAGGCTCAGTCGAGCGACTGATCTTACCTCGCGTTGTTCCTTCGATTATACAGTATGGTATCGTCAATGTCAATGGGCGACCTTGAAATTTTTTTCGTTCTCGCCAGAAATTGTTGTTGAACGTCTTTAAAGCTCCAAGGAGTACCAAACTCCACCCCATCTCTTTTATTATCGACTCCTACATCAAGCGTGAGCGTTCCAGAAACAACGTCCTCACGATGAAGTCTACCATGAACATGACCATAAAGCATCCAGCTTTTCCTGTAGCTACCAGACCAACTTCTCATAGGATAATGACACATGAATATTTTTTGATTTTTATATAGAATCATTTTCTGATCAGAAACACTAGAGAATCCCGTAGTGAATTTAGTTGGCTCGTCGTGGTTGCCTAAAATTATATGAATATTATTGCATACTATTTTTTCTCTATAATATGCGGCAGTCCCACCTTTGTGGCAAAAATCTCCCAGAATATACAGAGCATCTTCTTGTCTAACTGTCTTATTTATAGCCCAAATAATTTGCTCATCCATTTCTTCACCATTAGAGAATGGACGATTACAATATCCTATGATATTCCTATGTCCAAGGTGAAGATCAGCAGTAAAAAATACTTTCTGACCACCCACTATCTTATCCATTAGATCAATCCTCTGTTGGAAGAACCAGAGCCATTAGTAAATATGCCCAGAAAAGAATACTTCCTGTAAAAATTGCACCAGCAACAAAACCCAACCTAACTACAGAGACATCCAATCCTAGACTTTCTGCTAGTCCTCCACAAACACCAAAGAAAACTCTGTTCTTATTACTCTTGTGAAATTGGTTCATAAGTAGATCCTTTAATAATTTGTTGAATCTGATAGTTTGAATAGCCAGAAATTAACATTGCTTGATGGTAGCCGATAACAGGAATTAGTTCTGAGATCATGATTTTTCCTTTGGTGAGTATAGAGTAATCTTAATTATTATATACCCATCCCTCCCACTGTCAATATTCTGTATTGAGGATATTCTTCCTTTACCCAAGAAAGAATCGCCAACCAATAAGAATGGCCCGCCATCTAAGTTAGCAGAAGTTATTATTGAAATATCTGATTGACAACCAAACTTAGCCCAATCGCTTTCGCCTTCAATCAAGTATTCATATTCGCCAATTTGTGTTATTATTCTTTTGTTCTTATTATCCTTAGACCGTAAGCATTGACTCATTAAAAGACTCGCTATCGAGAATATAACCTTGATTATTTTCTGACGCTAGGTTAGAAAGAACGTCTTTTAGTCTTCGATTTTCCTGTTCAAGAGAGTTCATTATTTTTTCTGCTTGATTTAATGCTCTCTGTAGTGTTTGTACTCTGTCAGCTAATTTGTCATTCATATATTCTGTTATTGTTCTGACAACCATGATTAGCCTCCTTGTTATGAGTTTAACAACTCTATAATATACACCTTAGAGGCTAAGTCCATTTAGGAATTTTTGCAAATCTTTCAATTGATTTTTGTCTAGCACCATCTGATCAGCGTATGGCTTTTTGTCAAATAAAACCTTATAACAATACCTTAGTCTCTGCCATAATGACATCTTATTACTATAGTTTGTATAATTCTCAAATATCGCCAAATCTGCCAGTTCAATTTCATGATCAAATTCAACTACCAATATCTCGCTTTTGCAAGAGCATGGGATGAATAGTGTCTTATTTTCCTTTAGATTTGTTACGCTTCCCATCTTTTCTCTTTCTAAAAATTCTTTCGTAGTTTTTGTCCCAAGTCTCTTGAGAAACCAAACTTTCTCGTCTTTTAGAACCTTTACCATTCTGCATAATTAACTCTCCAGAACATAGCTCCAGTAACGACTATCCTCTTTCTTTTGAAGATCATCCCAATAGATCGACCTTGCTACATAAGATGGGACTTTAAGCTTGCCACAGTTAACCATCCAGTGACGCTCCATCTTTTTATAAATCTGTGACCCAACCTTGCTCTTATTATATTTAAGAGCCTCAACATCGTAAAGCCGAAGCTGATGAATATCCCCACACAATACTCTTGCCTCATTAGGATGAATCATCTCAAGAGCAAAGCTAATCTTAGCCAACCCAATACCACTAATCTTATTGAGAATACTATCACGCTTCTTAACATGATACTTCTTAGTTGTAAGATAAAAATCTTTAGGATTAGCCCAAAACTTGGTACTAAAATCCCAGATATAGTTAGTACGATTATTATGCAATCCAACACCGCTCTTGTGGAGTTTTTCCAAAAGAATTTCTTTGCTATCTACCCATTCGCTAAAATTCTTGATAGCATTATATCCCTTGACATTACCCTGCCAAGTGGTGTGAACACTGCAATACGCAAAGAGATAGCGACGAAAAATATCTTCGTCAGACTTTGGGCGAACACTCTCCCAATAGTCCTTATAGGCAACTACTTTATCCTTGGGAAAGTTCTTAAAAAACTCATCAGCCTTGCTCGTACTCATAACAATCGGCTTTTTCTCAACAGCAATCTCTGTCATATTGTCCTCAAAGGTTAGTTCCAAAGTGTATGCTCACATTCTACACTAGTCCTATCGTCTTGTCAAGCCCCGCATCTTGAATCAATCTAATTTCCTAGACCCATGCTTATCTATAATCTCGTCTAATTTATAGTAGTATTCCCATGTTTTCCATTTAACTCTGACACTACCAATGTCTTTAATTTCTTTACCTTTACTATCTCTAGTCTTATAAACAGCCCAGTAATGCTCTTCTCCTTTTACAAACTCATGAATAACTTCAAAATATTCTGGACACTCTAAACTAGCCCACAATCTTAGTCTACCATTAGACTTTACCCATTGCTCTACCTGTTCGTCATATTTTATTGGGAAAAATATGTTTCGTACCGATCTTTCTACCAGAACATATTTATAACCAAACCATTCAGAGTTACAAATAAAGCCGATAGAAAATCCTACAAACAAAACAAACCACGGATATATAAGAGAGCGAAGAATAACTTTGATCATTTAATGTCTCCAGTAAGGCGGGATAATTAAATACACCATTACTGGAAACTGATCAATTAGATGTCTCTATCTTCTCCATGCAGAATCTTAAAGGTAGGAAATCGCAGGCTAATACCACCCTTATCGTTCTCTGTCTCTTCAAAATACTGGACAGTTATTTGCTTGCCAAGAATTTTCTTAGGGTTCTTATAAAACTCTTGTCTTTGTTCGATACTGAAACCAGACCCTACTCTAACTGTGTGACCCTTATGCTGAATCATAACACAGCTCAACATAGTTTCCTCACATTCTGCACCATCCTTGACATAACGGAATGGCCCCATTTCAGTATCTAGAACCTCATATTCGTCATCAAAGAATGATTTATATTTGAGTAGGTCTTTGGATCGTTTCCCTTTATATGGAGCATCTGCACGAAGCATAAGTCCCTCCCAGCCATTCTGAGTAGATTCTTTGACAAATTCTTGAAAATGGTTTTCATCCTTAATCAAAGATTGCTTCAGAAGCGTCAAGCATGGACATTCATTCTTCTTCATAATCTCTGTAAGATTCTTGAGCCTAATACTAAAGGGTCGATTCTTCTCTCCCTTCTGACTATAAAACTCATCATGAGTAATCATATCAAAAATCTTATAGGAAGGATTAGGGATAGTGTGATCCTTCTTGCGAAGCTCTTTCATTACTCCTTGAAAATCCTCATTACCATCTTCATCAACAAGACAAAGCTCTCCATCAAGAACTACGTTAGTAAGTCCCAAAGCTTTAATCCCACCGCTAACAATATCAAGAGTATCAAAGATTTTTCCCGTGCGGGAATAAAAGGTAGCATTACCATCACTATCAACAATAGCAATACATCTAGCACCGTCGATCTTCCTGCTAACATACCATCCATCCTTCCAGTCTACGATTTTAGGAACATATTTATCCGCTAGAGCAACACTAAATGTTGGGATATGGTCTGGAATAGCCTTATTAATCAGCTTATCTCCAGCACGGGTTTTCAAATCTTTGTCAATGATACAGTGGACTAGTTCTTCGTATTCTCTTTGGTTATCAATAAAAGTATTGACTGCTCCAATAGCATCATGCCCAGTAATTTTCCTGCTCTTTAGATCATCCAAAAGCCTAAAAACACAATCATAAGCATGACCACGCAGATGACTTTTCTTTTTAAGATTATCACTGGTCACATTATACTGCCAAAGAGGATGATATGTATAAAGCAGAATCTTTTTGATAAAATCTGCTCCAGCCTGATTGGAGGAGGTATAATCCTCAATAATTCCAACCTTATCCAGTGTGCTGCTGGTTGCTTTCAGATCACGAACAAAACCATCAAGATGCTCAAACGACATTTTTATTTTCTCCTGTGTTGTCCCAATTCTACCATACGGTA